CCAGTGTCCATTGCTTTTTTCAAAGGACACTTCTCACATGGATGGTCTACACCAAACATCTCTGCAAAACATTTTCCACCAACCATAGGCTCACTACCACCCATTCTTTTCACATGGTCCTTTGTGTATTTATTGACATACACAATCTCTAAGTCCGGTGTGACAATCTCACAAAGGACTGGCATATAATCTAATAGAGTTGTTACAAGTTGGAATACAGAGTCTGGGTCATAATGTTGGTCGTCATGAATCTCCTCAGCCAATTCACGTGTTACTTCTTTGAGGCGTAAAAGATTATCTGACATCTTTAATTTAGCCACTAGAAAGCTCCACCTAGTTCATCAAAGTGCTTATAGTTTGCTTCAGTAAAAATTTTCTTATGCACACCTATCTTTCCATCATCTATAAAGGTATGAGAACTTGGGGCATAGAGCATAGAAGCTTTTTGTTTTATCCAATCAGCATCCTTTTCAATTTCTAAAAAATCTATAATCTTTTTAAATTCAGCTTGTTGAACAGAATCATCACCACCACCTTTCTTGCCCACCAACTTTTCAAAATATGTTGTATAACAATTATCACACTCATCCCATTTTAACCAACGATATTTAAAATTCAAAATCGTAGCACAATCATCCCGGTCTTCCTCATCTGGAATACCGTCCATAATAAGATTAATAAAATCTGTCTTGTTCATTATCTTATAATATGGCAAGTATTGTGGATGAAAACTTTTCTCTTTTACCGCTCTATACATAGAAGCTACAGCATCCTTTAGGTCACGAAGGATTGTAATCATTTTCACATCTTCTGCAACCATCCAATCTGCAAATTCTTTTGTATAAGAAATGTGTTGTGTAAACACAGCAATATTTTCCTTGTGCATCATTCCAAAATTCAACATACCTCCAGGTGACTTTACTTCTAAATTCCCCCGAACTTTACCTAGAATCTGTATGAGTCTATGTAACAGATGATTCCCACTTTTTGGGAAACCGTTCAAAATAATCTTTTTCATAATTCATCCCTCTTAATTTAGTTGATGTCAATTTTGTGGCTCTAATACAAGCTTGCTGAATCTCTATCTTGGATACACCAAACCTTTTAGCTAACCATTCCACAGACACTTTGTCCTTAACTATGAATGTACAAATGCGTCTATCAGTCTCTATACTCAAAGCCATCTTTCTTCTCCGTCAAATGCCACTTCGTGGACTCTTCTGACATTTTGTCTATCCCATGCTCTTCTCCCAGAACTAAAACCAAATCTTTCCATTCCTGTTGCAACACTACCATTCTATCCTGAAAGGCTTTTTTCTCAAGCTCAATTCTTTCTTGCATAAGTAGAACTGCAATTTTTTGGCTCTCTGTAAATTTCTTTATTTTATGTTGAATCATGTACCACCTGCCATGTTCCTGCCACTTTTACCCAAACTTTTTCGCATTGCGTCCACACACCTCCTACCTTGACATATATCTTTTCAGCCTCATTCCACGCACCTGAAACCTTAACATGAATTTTTTGAACGACAGAAACAGCACCTGCTATAGCATAAAGAACACCGTACTCCATATCTCCTGCATTTCCACCGGAAGCATAGAATACCCCGTATTCCATATCTCCAGGATTTGTAGCTGCCATTATACTAAATCATCAAAATAGCAGATAGCATCTACACCATCTCCTATTCCTGGAGATAAAATCGGCACTGGATTTGCCATTCTTATTTTATATACAGCTTTTACTGCAGTAAATGAAAGTGTTAATTCCTCCCACGCACCTGTACTTGACGGTGTATCTGAATCTTGTACCTCTCCTGTTAATGTTAAAACTTCCAACCTGGGATTTGAGCCTGATAATGGATAGACATAGCAACTAATTGCTGCTACTCCTGCATCCAAAGCATAATAAACCTCTTTCCATCCCCCAAGACCAAGAGCCAAACTATATGTTCCACCTCTCGCTTGAACGCTGGAAAACCACGAATTACAGTTTCCGATATGAGGCATCTTCAGAAAGCCTTTTTGGAATTGCACTGGTGTTGTTGCATAAGAAAGCTCTACCCCACCTGTGTATTCTGCCATTAATTCATCCTTATCCAAGAACCATATTTTGTAGAGTATGTTCCATTCCAGTACATCCATGTTTCTCCGTCACATTGAACTCTCTCACCCTCACGCACATTAAATCCTGTTGGAGAATGAGAATAGCAATGCATAACACCATCCAACCTACCCATTAAAAGTTGTGAAGTCTCATCCAAAATAGGTGTTTCCCAAAAAAGATATTCACCATTAACTGTTTGATAGAATTTTTCACTGCTGGTTTGAGCATATGGATTTATCACAACACCTGCTGTTGGAATATGATTCCAAAGAGCACCCCACAAACAGGCGGTTGCTGAATGATATAATCCCAATGGATTATGCCAATTTGAACTGGCTGAACTTTTGGCAATAAGAATTGGCATACACAACGATGTATCAAATCTTTTTAATTCACCAATATAACAAGCCTGTATGCCGTAGTATGATGCTATTATAACTCTATGGTCATTATAAATAACATACGCACTTTCACCTACATAAGAGCGGAATGAATTTGTAGGAAGTATTGTGAGACTATCCCCTGTTCCACGTGAGTTGATGTATCCCAACCCTCCCACAATTCCAGCGTTGAATAATAAGTTTGATTATCTAGCACATTCACATAAAAATCAACATTCTCACCTGAATCATAGCAACGATAGACTTTCTGGTTCGTTCCGGCTGAAGCATCATACACTGACCAATAAGTATTATTTACAACCACTCCATCCCAGATTGCAGCTATTCTGCCACCTGCTGCTGTGTCTACCCAAACCTCTTCGCAAGCCATTATGTCAGCCTCACTAATCCATGATACTTTGTAGAATATGCACCTTCCATATGAAGCCAAGGACCATCTTCTGCATGAATAATCTGACCATCCCACAAATAATTTTCTGAATTATAAAGATTTATAGCTCCATCTAACCAACCATATATTAACTTATGGTTATCACCTACTATTGCTGTTTCATTTAGATTATATCCCCCATTTAGTGTCTTTATGTAATTATCACTATCTGCTTCAAAGACAGGATTTATTGCTGTCCCTGGTGCTCCCATATGATTAATTAGAATGCCCCACATTGTTGAAGTAGTTGCATGATACAATCCCAATGGGTTATGCCAATATGTACTGGCTGAACTTTTGGCAATAATAACTGGCATATTTCTTGACACATCTGCCCTTTTGAGCTGTCCTATATAACACTGTTGAGAACCATAACTGGTACAGATTATAACTCTATGGTCATTGTATACCACATGAACCATTCTTGCTGCATAAACTCTAAATGTATTTGTCGGCATTGCTGTCAAACTTCTTTTCTCTCCGACATGGGTTGATGCATTCCAACCTTCCCACAACTCTATTGTTGAATACAGTGTTTGGTTATTTATTACATTCACATAAAAATCAGAGTTGTTGTCGCTATCATTACACCGATAGACTTTTTGATTTGTGCCTGCACTTGCATCATAAACAGACCACTTAGAATTATTGACCACAATATCATCCCAAATATCTGTGATGTGATTTCCAACAACAGTCTCATCCAGCATTAATCTTTCATAAGCCATTGTTACTCTTCCTTTATAAAACAAGAATATCTGGTGGATGATGTTCCCTCAATATATCTCCAAGTGTCACCACCTATTGTCAGATAGTCATCATTATCCCAAGGGACATAATTATAATGCGGAGACACATTCTCTAATAGCCCCATCACCATCTGATTATTGGCTGAATCATCAGCAACTATAGCTGGTATTACAAAAGCAGAACCAGCTATTGTTTGAAACTTTTGGTCAGCATTGACTCCATTATATGCCTGTACCACAACTTTTGGTGCACCTTTAGTCCCAATCAAACCTCTCCATATAGCTGATGTTCCTGTCCCCACACATCTGCCCAAAGCATTATATCCTGAGGCGTACCCTGTGCTTGTAGTTATCAGAACAATCATTTGCCATGGTGCTGGACGACAACCTGGAGGAGTTTTAAGTGAACCAACATAGTTTGCTGCCCATTCAAATTTATCAACGTAGATAAATCTGTGTGGCAATGAACTAAAATAGTATCCACTAGCTGCCTTTCCAACATATGGATAATAAGAAGCCCCACCACCATAAGTGATAGAATATCCAACACCAGCATGAGTGCTTGTATCCCATCCTTGCCATATCTCTATCCTAGCATAACCTGTCTGATTATCTTGAACATAAACATAATAATCTATAAGTGGGTCATTACTCGCATCCAAACAGCGATAGACTTTCTGATTTGTTCCAAACGTATCATAAGCTGTCCATTCAGAATGGGGTGTCACTAAAAGGCTGTCAAGCATTGTTATAAACGCCCCTGCCACATTCAACGCTGTTGCACTACTTGTCCAAGCCATTATTTAATACTCACAATAAATATCACCATTATCACCTTCTGTAGTTGGAGCATCATCACTAGAAAATATCCTTCTCCCAAACTCCAATCCATCTGGAACAGAATTTACTTTAACATATCTATCATCCTGAGAAGTATATGCTGAAGGTGTATCTGCCAAAGCTAAAAAGTCATCCATATTTACCCACTCACAAGCTGTCTCTCCAGTATTGACTCTTAACAGCTTTAATGATTCTCCTGCGATTGTTGGAACATCTTCCAAGTCTTCTAAATCAGCCCCAAATTCTACCGCATCTGGAGTGTCATTGACTCTCAAAATTTTTAAACCTTGTCCTGAATAGTCTGATGGAGTATCAGCCAAGGCAACAAAAGAAGTGGCAAGTGTTGTAAACTCTAAAGCATCTTCACCAACATTTACTATAAGACCTTTTCCAGCTTGTCCTGAATAGTCTGATGGAGTATCAGAAAAATACAGGAACGATGATTCATCAAAAGTAACTCTGTCTTCATCAGCATGGACCATAAGAAATTTATTTCCTTGGTCAACATAACTAGCTGGTGTATCAAGAAGCTCTGAGAAATTAGAAACTCTTCCTGTAGTCCTCACCCTAAGTGCAACAATCCTACGCTCTAATCTTTGAGCCAAAAGCTCAAATTCCTTTTTGGTTATAGCTCTATCACCTATCATTTTAGCTCCTAATAAGATTGTGTATCAAGCACACATGTCATCACAGTATGTCCAGTTGCTACTATCTTCCTCACTTTTAATATTCTAAACAACACAGCATCCAAAGAACCACCTGTAGCATCTGCTCTAGCTTTTGTTATTTTTACTTTATCAGCACCCGGCCTTAAATCAAACCCATATCCAGATACTTTTATTTGAATTTTCTTTTGTGGGTATTCTGTTAAAGCTTGGTAGTCCTGTGCCCTTTGTCCAGCATCCCCACTATCCTTAAAATAAGTTTCAATAGCAAGCAGCTTCTTCTTCCCATACACATACTCTGCAACTTCAGAATCAAACTCTTGCTTCTTGTATGTTTTTGTAGTTGGGTCTTCATCATACAAAATCTGAACTGTTTTGTGCACAGATGCCAAATCTCTCCAGGATACAAATTCTATAAAATCTTCATCTTTAAGGTGTGGTGTTCCGGCTGGCTCACCTGTGGTATAATAATCAACTGTGTATGTACCGTCATCCAAATTGTAATTGAATTTAAAAAGACTTCCAGATTCCAACCTAGTTAGAAAAGTATTAAATGAAATTTCTGTATCTAACTGTGGGTTCAAAGGTGCAGGACGTGCTGCTGCAAATGCTGCAAATGCTGCAGAATCTAGTTCAGATGCATCCCTACCTAAAATCTCCACAAGCACATCTTCAAGAATATCAGCCACGTTATCCATTACTGACCCACCACCTGTCTTGTAGCCTTTGAATGATACTAAAATTTCAGATTGGTCACTAATTTCATTGTATAAATTTTCTCTCACAGCATGAGATGTAGTCAAATCCCCCACACTTACTTTCTGTGTCTTTCCACCAACTCTAGTCTCTGATTGGTCTGAATGAATCTCCACCCTTAAATTGCCAGTAGGAGTACCAACTTTTTTCATCCAAAGCGTAACCTTCGTTGCATAAAAATCGTAGTCAACAGGTGTCTTAAAACTCTGTGCAATCTTTGTTATTGAGCCTGTATTTCTTACTGGATAATCTGCAGTATAATAAGTCCCATAAGGATACTCAACTTTCAACTCTTCTTCACCCTCAATAGAATTTTTACCATACACCCTAAAACAAAGGTCCACTCCAGAAAAACCTGTCCAACTATCTACTGAATCAATATTATATTTTTGTCCATCAGCATAAGTTCCAGAAGAGTCACCTGCAATTTCAACATAGTCAGAACCATTAACAGTCCAATCCCCTTCTACCAAAAAATAATAAGTAGTATCCTTGGTCAACTTCGGCATACCGTAGATTGTAAATTCAGCATTAGTAAGGTCTTCTTCATAATCATCTGTAATAGCCAAATCAAAACCATCGGCTGATACACTATCAATACTGTATATCGCTCTCTTTGCCAGCTTGTATTTTAAAGTTGTTGTATCAATACATACAGGAGTGACATTAGATTTTACGCCATAAGTTTCTGGTATAGGAAACCCCTCAAACCATGGGTGTAAATTGGGATAGTCTGCAACCCAATATTTGTATTTAGGAATTATTTCTGAAAACATTATGAACTCCTTGCATCCTCTATATTCATAACAACCTCATTTTCACTCCAGCTTACATCACCTACCCAACCTCTCCAAAGAATAGCTACATCCCCAGAAGGTGCTCCACGGTAAGTTATCTTCACCAAAATTAATCTGTTCTCATACACATAATCATTTAACCTAGAATCAAAATATCCATCAGCATTGATATAAGATACTGACCCAAAAGATTCTCTCACTCCACCTTCATGATAATCAGAAACTTCTGAAACAACGTCCGGCACAGAATCTGAATTTAGATATGGCAAATAATAGTGGTTATTAAATATCACAGGTTCCTTAGCATCCTGAGAGCTACAAATATATTCCCAGAAATAACCCATAATTAAATACTTGGTTCCAATTCCTGGGTCATCAGAATCTTCCATGTGGAGATACAATCTCCGTGGACTTACACTGTCATCATAAAACCAACTGGATGCATTGCTATCTAATGTAGCAAGGTCTGCACGTACTGTGTATGGTAAACCGCTTTCATAAACAGAATCTACAACACCATCATCATGCTCTATATACCAGCAATTTGTATAAGTCCCATGCTGTGTCCAACTGTCTCCATCCACACGGTGACCCAAATGGGTCTCTGTGATAAAAATCTTTTCCCAATTAGGCTTAGATAATATATCTGCAAACGCCATAGTTTACCTCATTGTTTCAGCTAAAACCTGTGCTGAATAAAGGTCTTTATCTGTCTTAGATATTGACTCTATTTCTAAATCGTTTGACATTGTAACATAATAAGTTTTCTTCCACCAGAATTTTTCATTTTCACAAATCCAGAACTCACCACCTCTACCTCTATCTTCAAAGATACCTTCTAAGCTTTCTCTGTCACTATCAGACAACCACTCTAAGCTGTATTGAATCTTCCTATATTGAGGTTCAGGAATAGCTCTAATTTGTCCGGGCAGTGAAGTGAATTTCTCACCATCTTCTGCAAAAGCTTTTACTATTTTTTTACTTACGTTAGCTTCCGGCTCCCAATAATCCCCAAGAAAAATTCGCCCAACTCTATGATGGTAAGTACAGTATGGACATTGGTCCTTATCCCCTCTTATGGCAACACCTGTTTCATCATCTGTATCAATATACAAACGCCAATACCTATAACTTTGAACACTGTCCCAAAATTTCACAAGAGGATATTCTGGATGAGTTACTTCAAGAGATACATCAACAGGTGGTGAAGTCCAAATGTCAGATGTGTTGGCTTGAATCCTAATATCAGCATTTGGAAGCCACCAATGGAAATTTAGAATAAAGGCTTTTACATCTTGTGCTGAACCTAAATCTGCAACAAGGGTTTGCTCTCCACCAACAGTTGTCCTCCAGTGCCAGTGAACCCACCTATGCTGAGTCCTGTTCGCCCAAAATTCTGGTTGTTCTGAAGAGGCAGTCAATGTAGCTTGGTCCCAAAGATTGTTCCATAGGAATCTTACTTTTGTCCAATCTCTTTCAACAGGCTCAACAAGTGCATCTCTCCATTGCCACCACACATAATTCTGTTCTGGAAATTCATGGAACGGAACGAATCTCCAATACTCCAGGATTTCTGGATAACCCACAGGAGAACTGCGAGTTATTGCTCCAGGATAAGTAATAGGATATGGAACAAATCTAGCCATTCCTATTTTATCTTCAAACACACTTGTGGTCATATTAACTTATACTCAATTTCAATCTAGCAATTTTGGCTTCTTGTGTTGTTCCTGCACCTGGGTTACAACGAAGCCAAAAGGGGCGTTCCTGATTTTCTACGAAAGTACCAACAGCAGCAGATGAACCCCAAGTTCCAGGTGCTCCAGAGGAATCAGGTGCTATTTGAAGGATGTCATCTGCGTCACCTCTATTATCTGAAATGATTTGGATGGTGACTGTCCCTGCTTCTGCTTCAAGTGCTCTGATATAATATTTCACTCCTGCTGAAACTCTGTCTTTTGGCACTGAACCCAGAGACATAGGCGAGTCCAGTCTCTCACCACTTTGGTCTAAATATACAAACCGTATTCTTGGAGTATAAGTAACAAAACAGTTTCCATGAGCTGTGTCAGGTAGAGCTAGATATTCAGACCACGTTTCTGCCGTACAATCAAACTTATAAATAGTTTCATCGGTCCAGTTGTGAAAATAAATATAATTGTCTCCGTCCCAAGACATGCAATTCACTGCGTGGTCTGACGGAGCGGGTCCAGGAGGGTCGCCAACAATTGACCACGTGTTTGTGGAAACATTATATTTCCGAAAATCATCTGTAGAACCTCCGAACAAATAATAAATATATTCTGTCCCTGAACCATCTGCCCAAACCAAAGGTCCAGTATTGCCAATAAAAGGTGCTACCGTACGAGAAGTCCATCCTGTAAGCCATGAATATCTCCAAAAAGCTGTACTAGAGTTAGATTGTAAAGTATAAAAAGTGCCGGGGTCATTCGTTGCCCACGGTGGAATAGAAGCCATCCCTCCAGAATACGCCATAGAAGTACCTAGATTTTCTGGAATCACAAAGGTTTGTTTCGTGCCATAACTATAGCCTCCAAACCCCATTGGTGAATCTACTCCCCCTTGCCAAATAATACCTAAACGATAATCAGACATCAGCCCTTTTGGGCCTATCCAGGAATCCACATCACAAGGCCAATCATCAACACTCTCATCAAAAAGATTTATCCGCTTGAACTTTGACACAGAATGATTGTGGTGGAGCCAAAGGTGATACGCACCATCCCAAATTGCCCCATGTGTTGCATTTGCATCGAAGGAACCCCACTCATACACAGAAGGATTATATTCTCCTTCCGCTATATTATATCTGCCAATCCACTTCTCCAAGGCATCATTATCATCGTATCCTATCCAAAGACTCTCATCTATTGCTGCCATTATCTCATTTCCTCTAGCTCTATAGGTAAGCTAAACCATTCATCTAAACCTAAGTGTTCCAAGTCCCAATCAGTGGCATTCTGAACATAATATGTTGTCCCACTTGTATCAGCATCTTGTGTTATAAAATAAGGAATACTTTGTCCAACTGCATTAAAAATATCCTCAAAAGTAACATCATCTGGTGTGTGCACAAACTGAAAATAATACTGAAGCATTCTATAGTGTGCCTTTTGATTTACTGATACCTGCCCACCACTGGAATAGGCTTTCACAGAAGGGTCTCTCATGGTGTACCTATAATCATTTGTAAAATTGTATTCCGGTGAAAAATAAGTGCCCAAAAATAACCGACCTATCCTTATATATGTGTCAGGATTAGAAGCATCCACCAAGCTAACTCTCCACCACCTGTAAGACTCTACTGAAGACAAAAAGTGAACAATCGTTTCAGTGGTAACAGTAACCGTTGCATCCACTGATGGTGAACCCCAAGAGTCTGTTGCATTCCCCTGGAGTTTAACTGTTGCGGAACCTGTAAGGTTATGATACTTCATAACCAACGCTTGAACATCCTTGGCTTCCGATAAATCTATCTTAACCCATTCAGCCGTATCATCTGTAGAACGCCAATGTCTTGTATGCCATCGGTTTACTATATTTGCCAAAGGAAAATCACTTTCGGCTGAAGAAGCACTTTTTGTGTGAGCTTCATCATCCCAATAATTATTCCACATGAACCTTATATTTTCCATGTTATCCTCTCACTTGTCCGGTAGGTACTCTCACATGACCTTTTTCAATTTTCTTTACTACGAAGTTGACTATGGTCTCATGCTCCCTTGGTATAACCACAGGCTCAATATGCACCTGGATATTACCTGCTCCAGCTTGGTGCTCACCTCTTTCAACCTCATCCTTTTTCCACACCTTAACATACTCACCTTTATGAGCCATGAACGGTTGTGTAGGTTGTCTGATTAATCCTTCAAAACCACCCTGAGCACTTTGTACTTGTCTCCTCTTTTTCTTTTTACCACCATCACCTGTTTGTGCCTGACCTTTTACATTATAATCAACATCTACTGTAAGGTCAGGAGCTTCAAGAGAATCAAGTGCATCCTGAACACCATAAACATCTGATTCCATATCACTAAATTTATCTGTCAATTTTTCAGCATCAGTGCTCATCTTAGAAAATGTTGCATCTGCTATTGTACCTAAGATTTCCATAGCACCTGTAACACCTGAACCATGAACTGAGTGCTCCAGTTCATTCATCTTATCTATAGATTCCTGCATGGCTTCCGGTATGTCTGCACCAAGTGCTTGAATTATCAAACCAAATCCTGCCAACATAACATCCGTTGTTGACTGTTGTTCGTCACCCATTAGTCCAGCTTGCTCTGCTTGGTCAATCAACTTTTGAGTTCCTTTATCAATCTCAAGTCCATGCTGTTCTGCATAGTATTTCAACTGTTGCAGTGTTGGAGCCATCTGTGCCAACGCTTGGTTAGAATCCATTCCAGCCTTCATTAACTGTTTGTAGTAGTTCTTAGTCTTCTGTCCTGCATCCATCATAGCTTGCTGTGTTAGACTTCCAGTATTGCCCAAGGCATTCATTATCGCAAGGTTTCCATCTATAGCATTGAACAACTTCTGGTGCTCTTGCTGAATCTCTCTGATTTTTAAAAGCTCCTGGATTGCTTCACCACCCTTAATACCCATCTCTTCCTGAGCCAAAATAAGTTGGTCCAAAGTTCCACCAATAGAGTTCATAGCTTCAGAGTAGCTTGCTCCATTTGCAATCATAGCATTAAACACTGACAGAGCCTGTGACTCCAGGTTCATCATGTTCCTTTTTGCTTTGTTTGAGATATTATCCAATTTGCTATTTGTTGCATCCAACTCAGTCTGAAGGTCTTTGTATGCCTGACTTCCATGGTCTTTAATTTTATCCATTTGGGCAATGATGTCTTCCTGCTTATCTTTCCACTCTTTAAACTTATCAATTGGAAGCTGGTCTGCCATAGCCTGGAGTCCTTCACTAGCACTCATAGCTTTCTGTGTGGTGATTCCCAATTGGTCATTAATATATTCTGTAACTGCACCAACCTCTAACCCAGATTCTTTAACCCGGTTCATAAAATCTACCATGGCCTTAGAGCCTTCTAATCCGAACTCCTGTGCACCTTTCAGTAATGTCTCAAACTGGTCACCAAGTCCTTCTGATGCTGTCTCAGCGTCAACCAATCCCTGCTTATATGCATCAATCAAACCATGTGCTTGACCCCACAATTTATTAATATTATCCTGTGTAATCCCAACGTCCTTCATCACCTTATCAAAGTGAATTGCTCCTGCTACCCAACCACCAAACTCCTTCCGGCTTTCTGCAATAGCCTTTGCTGTTGAATCTGAAATGTCACCAAGCTCACTAAAAGTTTTCTTAGCTTCTTCCACCTGTTGGTTGAACTGCTCCAACAGTCTCTGCTCTTCTGTCTTTGGTGGGAGTTTCTTTTTAAATATACCACCTAACAACCCACCTGCTATTGAACCAATTGCCTTCCCCAGTGGTCCAAAAATTCCACCGATGGTTGAACCTATGGATGCACCAAGAGATGCAAAATTATTTTTAGTCTTTGAAATGAATGAACCTATTTGCCCACCAAGCTAACTCTCCACCACCTGTAAGACTCTACTGAAGACAAAAAGTGAACAATCGTTTCAGTGGTAACAGTAACCGTTG